TTAGCTAAATCCTCTAAACCGTCAGCATGTTTATCCGGGTATCTTGAAATATATTTAATAACATTTCCTCTTAGATAACCTTCCATTTGTTCAGGAGTCATTACTGACTTCATATACTCTATTGGTTGGATATCTTTATCACTATAATGTGACTGTGTTTTTACATAATTAAACTGGTCTACATTAGGTTTTGATACACCAGCTTCTAATTTTTCTATGTAATTATCTACATCGGCTGCCATAAGTTAATTTCTCCTGTATGAAAATTATAATCTTCTGCACGTAGTATTCGTGCTAACCTAGCTTGAACAAGGGCATCTTTTTCACCAAGCCCTCTCTTTTCATATGTATCAACTACTGCACCCCACCATTTACTAGGTTCAAAATAGTTTAAAATTTTATGTGCTCTTTTTAAACCAATGCTAGGACACCCTGAATAATTATCTGCTGTATCTCCTGTCAATGTTTGTATCATATGATTAAAATTTGCTTCAGCAGTAGGTACATATCTCCTAGTTTTCTTTATAGGATTTATCCAACGACAGGGTACAGTGAAAAAATCTTTATCAATACTTACTACAACTTTTTGTACATCATCCTTAAGTGTAGCCTGTATACCAATAACATCATCCGCTTCTAGGGAAGGAAACTTTAAAACATTATAATTCTCTTGAAGATATTCTCTGGCTTTTTTTAATAAAACTGGTTTATGTACAGACTTTCTATTAGCTTTGTAGTCTGCAAATAAATTTTTTCTCCAATTTTTAGTATCATCCGATAATGCCATAACAATATTAGCTTCATTTATTAGTTCTTTCTTTTTAAAAGGTTTACCAATAATCAGGTCATCAACAACTGCTATCCAATCAGAGATAGTATTCTTAATTGCTGGTATTAATTTCTCAGGGTAAGGTTCACAACACATCTCACCACAACAATCATCTGTTTTAAAATCAACAGCAATCTCACTTGAAGCTGCTGCACGATAAGCAATAATATCCGCATCAATTAATATATCCATAGTAACCTCATTGGGCATCTAACAGCCCCTCTAAATTTGAAAACACAGTCCAATAAAATAACCACTCTTCATGTAAGCTTTCAAAATTTTTTATTTTTTTAACATCAGTTGTCCACCTACCCTTAACCCATAGTTCCATAAGTATCTCCAACCCATTTAGAAAATTTAATTAACTCTTCTGGAGTAGCGTTTGACTTCATGCCATTAGCTAACAAAGAAATTATTTGTACGTTACCGTCAACATAACCCATGTTTGGATTAATACGGTCAAATGACGGAGAATATTTTGACACTCCCCCAAAGTATTCTAAGGGAATATTAAAGACAGGACAAAATTTTGGGAACGTCACATCGCTAAAAGAAATAGTGAACTCTTCCTTCCTTTGTCTAGCCCTATTCTTCTTATAAAAAAAAATTAGACGTTGCCGTCTAATGAGTGGTTGCCCAAGTTTTGCCGATGCCATAATGTCCATCCATTTCACAACGTAAGTTGTAATGTTCCCCAGCTTTTTTAATAGCCTCAACTGCTGTCTTACCAACAATGTCAGCTATACCCGATTCACATTCTATCTGCCACTCGTCATGGACGTTAGCAACAAACTCATATTTATTTTTATATGGTAATAATAACTCATCTAAAATAACTAAAGCTTTTTTTGTAACGACTGCTCCAGCCCCTTGGACGAGTGAGTTAACGCAACTTGCAATTGATTTAGGATAGAGTCTACGTCTGTCAAGTCCATACAAGTATCCTCTTCGTTCAAAAACTTGTCGCACGTCTTTAACAAATTCTCCAAGTGCTGGAAGACTACGCTCCAACTTACGTCTCGACTCTCTACCCAATTTAACCAAACACTTGTCAGAGTATGAAGGACGTGAGTTCTCAGGAATGTCTTGATACACAATGTCTCCGAGCTTGTGGTCTCCAGCCCCATATATCCAAGCGTAATACCACGTCTTAGCGTTAGCTCTTGAGTGCAATCCAATAGCTCTTTGGTTAACGCTATGAGCATCGTTGCCCTCTCCCTTTTTCCCACTAACGACAGTCCTACCATACTCACCTCCATCTATACGAGCAACCATGTGAGCAAACACCCTAAGTTCAAGGGCATCAACATCAACACCAACTAAAGAAAAACCCTCCGGCACAGTAAATAGAGAACGACACTCTGTACCGTATGGAGAATTGCTAGACACGACTTGACCCATGTTAGGGTTTTGATGTGTCATTCTCCCGGTAATTGTGCCACCTGTATTCACACTTCCATGTATACGTCCACTACGCTCATGTCTTAACCAAGCTTTATCTCCTTCAGCTAATTGAGCTATCCGTTTCTGAATAAGCATGTACTCAATCAACGTATCAAGGGGAGGCGGAGACTCCATATCTTGGTATAAGATTTTTAATTTACGTAGTACCTTCTCATCTACCTTTGGTTTGCCGGAGGGCGTAAACTCATCTGGTTTCCAATCATATAAGTTCATCAATCTGTTTGCTATATGGTCAGCAGAGTTTGGATTAAACTCTAATAACTTTTTCCTTTGAATAGGAACTCCTTTAATATAACCGAGCGTTTTATTATCTCTCTTAGGAGTAAACAATTTGCCCGGCTTATAGAAACTACCAAATATATCTGCTAGTTCTTTATATAATTTATCTCTCTTTTCTGAAAGAACCCCATATAATTTGTTAGCAGCATCAACATCAAACATAAACCCATGTTGAATTTGTCTATTAACTATCTTAGCAACACTATGTTCTAAGTCTAAACACTGTTGCGAATAGTTATGCTTATCAAGTTTATTAAATAAAGCTAATGTAACTTCACAATCTCTAATACAATACTCTTCCATTTCTTTTGACCACTCAGCCCAAGGGTCTAACTCCTGTTCCTTCATTCGGTCTGCATAATCATCTTTCGGAAAACATAAACGTAAACCCCAAGCCTCTAAGGAATGTCTACCAAAATATTTTACAGGTATCCAATCACATGTTTTACTCTTAGCCCAGTCAAGATTATTTAAATTAGAAAAGATAACTCGAGACATAACTATTGTATCCAGAACCTTACCGGTAAATTTAAATCCATATAATTTTTTAAGAGCTGGTAAGTCAAACATAATAATATTATGTCCACAAATGGTATCAGCTTTACTTAAATGTTTAAGCCCTTCTTTCATTTCATAATTTGTATAACGATAATAATTTCCTGTATCACTATCTATTATACAAAGAGAGTGAATCTTTGTTATCGTATCTAATAAACCATCAGTTTCTAAATCAAAAATCAACATGCTTATTTTCCTCTTGTTCATCAAATGGACATGGTTGTTTAGTAGAATTAATTCTACCTGTATTAGAATCATATCCTAAGTAAACACACTCCCCGGTACTACGTCCTGTGTATCTATCTTTAAGAATACGTAGTGTTGTTGTATGTCTTAAAGCTTCTTCTTCTGCCTGTTGGTTACGCTCTAGTCCGAAACAAAAATTACACCACTGACCAATTGCTCTTGAACCCCTGAAGTGTCTAAGCATTACTCGACCACCCTCTTCATGTGGTTTTCCTTCTGGCGTTGCAAGGTGTGTAATAATAAATAATGTAAACCCAAGCTCTCTAACTAATGTTGCGAGGTCTGTCATTATTCTATCAAGCTCTCGTCTTTCATCACCCTCATGTCCGGTAACGAGTGCGGTAATATGGTCTAAGAAAATATATTTACAATCACAATTAACTACCATGTATCTAATCTTAGACTTGATACTATTGTAATCCATATAACCAAAGTGGTCATGAAAAAAGAAATTACCTTTAGCTAATGTCTCATTGAAAGAATTATCTTTTTGCTCTTGAGTATATACAGCATCAGGAATGTGGAAAGGAATGTTTCCATGCTTACTCATTATTGATAGTGCTGTATCAGTTACATTTTCTTCTAAAAATATTAGACCAACATTTTTGTTATGCTCTAAACCAATATGTGTTGCTATCTCTTTATAAAATTCAGACTTACCCATGCCAGTGCCAGCACCTAAACAAATTATTTCACCCTGTCTAATACCATAGGTTAATTTAGTTAGGTCTTCATAAGGATAAGACAAGCCCCACTCAAGAGGCTTATCAATTGACTCCTTTAATTCACTGCCACATATAATTCCGTCAGGTCTATAAGGTCTTGCACCCCATATAGAATCAATTATCTTGGCAACTTCACCGTGTTTTAATAACTCATTAGCATCTTTAGCTCCATCAAGTTTTGCTATCTTACATTTACCCGGGGAAAATAATGAAGCACACTCCTCGGCTGCAACAAGACCAGCACTATCATTATCAAACATAAGAATAACTGACTCAAAATTCTCAAGCCATTCTAGTTGTTTAGATAATTGCTTACGTGCTGAAGCTGCTCCGTGAGATAAACTAACGACAGGGTATTTATTCCCATTACATTGGCTAACAGAAAGAGCATCAAGTTCTCCCTCTGTTACTACTATCATTTTACCACTACTTCTCCAAACATTTTGTCCGAACAAAGTAATGTCAGATGTATCCCCTATCCAAACAAATTTTTTATCTGGATATCTTAATTTTTGTGCAACTACTTTCCCTTTACTGTTCGCGTAGTTTGCGACTTGAACGGTAATTTTCTTTTTATCTTTTGCCACAAGATATGAAAACTTAGTAGTTGTATCTTGCGTAATTCCTCTCGACTTAAGCGAAACTGATTCGCCATTGAGTAATACATATCGTCCATCCACAGCACTATCTCGAACAGGTATGCTGCTAGGATTGTCGGAAACATTACTATAATGACTATTGCAACTGAAACAATACCCATGACCATCTGTATAAATCGCAAGAGCATCGCTACTACCACACTCAGCATTAGGACAAGCACCGTGTTTAATAAATTCACTATCATCTTCTTTCACCTTTATTTTTTCTCCCTACATGCCATAGTTGTTTTCTAGTTATTATTCCAGAACTGGAATTAACAACTCCCCCAGCTTTTTCATAAGCTAATCTCATTGCAGACTTTTGTATTAACATAGGTCTTTTCTCCTTAAGCTTACTGTTAGAGTTCACAAGCACCCCCGGTGCAAGCTAGAGTTTGGGAACTGGATGTATTATCATCACTCTCTTCAAGCTCCTCCCACACAACGACTGGTGTTGCCTTTAAAAGTTTTGTGTATTCAGATTTTTTGCACTCCTGATATGGTGCTTGCTTATATACTCCTCCGTCAAAGGGGAGAAAAGAAACACCACTCATCACATTAAAATGTTTATAGACCCAAGCTCCAACTTCTAACCATTCATCTTCTTTCACATAAACAGTTATGCTTGGCTTATGTTCACACCAATGCTTCTGATAAACTAACCAGTGTTCCAACTGTTCAATAGCATTCCTATCTTCACGCATGACTGACTTCTTAGGGGCTTGAACAGGAAAATAAAATACAGTTGTACTATCTTCCTTACCGAATGCTGGTTCATATTTAAAACCTTTATCAATCATAAATAATGTCAGTGGGTCTTTATTATCTTGACGAACTGAACGTATATAATATTCAGAGTGCCGTGGATGAATACCAGATGCGGTATTCGTTAACTGACTAACAGTTCCACTAGGTTTAACACAAGTAATTGCGGTAGAAGGATTAACACCAAACAATTTAGCATACTTAATGTTGGTTTTAATACACTCATCACGTAGATGTTCTAAGGTCTTAGGTAAATCAAAGTTTTTAACATCGTGCCAAGATTTTATTCTCCCGGATAGCACATCGTTATCCATAATACCTGTAAGTGATACACCTAACAAAGCCTCATCTTCACAATTGTGTTTCCACGCTGGTCTAACATAGCGGAAGTTTGTTAACGATGATTGCATAGTACCAATTATTGTAGCCACCCTAACTTTTTTAGTTAAAGTTTCAACTGTATCCTCTGGTCTAACAATTACTTCTGAAAGATTACATAGTTGACAGTCCAATAAATTAATTTCACTACAAGGGTTAGTTCCGATATCATCTGTATCTCTTATCCTCTCCCTTCTTTCTGGAGAAAAGTCTTTAACCGCTTGTCTATTATAAATACCACGTTCACCAGAGAAACTAAGGTATAAACTTTCCCACTCTTTCATGAACGCTGCCATGTCAGGCTTCTCAGTGTATGCAACAGAGTTATTAGCTAACGCCCTATGCCCATGTTGTTCCCACCACTGACCGGACTTTGCGATACGCATCCTATCGTCAGATAAATTTGATAAAGAAATTAAAGCTGACCGCCTTACTCCTCCAACAACAACGATATCTCCAATCTTACAAACAAGGTCATGACACTCAATTGAATTTAGCTTCCGTCCGGCTGACTCCCTAAATGTTTTGATTGTGAACTCGAATAAATCCTCAAGTGGTCTCGCACCTGATGCCCTACCACCAAAAGTCTTGAGCCTAACTCCTCCAGAACGAACTCTGGAAACGTCCCAAGTAGGGATACGTCCCGAGAAGAGAAGGCTAACAAGTTCACGGTATGCTGATGCCCACCCCAACTTACTGTCAGCGACATTGATAACGGTATTTGATTCATGAAACTCCTCCGCTACTGCTGGTAGCTTATTAATATACTGTCTTTCTACTGAAAATCCTACGCCTGTACCACACATAAGCACATACATTACTTCATCAAATGCTCGTGGATGTGATATAGATAAGTAAGAACAGTTGTAACCAGCCATGTGGTCTCTCTCTAATGCTTTCCCGGCTGTCATAAGTGAACGCATACTAGGCATCACTTCTAAATTAAGTATTGCTGTCCTAACTTCTTTAAGAGAAACCTCTGAAAATTTTTCTTGAAAAAATTGGATGTACCTATCTACTGTTTCTTCCCAATTTTCTCTACGATTTTTCTCAGGTATATAACGAGCATATCTACTAAGATGTATAAACTGTTGGAACTGCGATGGTAACTTCATTGATTATTAAACTCCTTATCGTACCAAGGTTTGACATCAAAAGAGGGGCAAGCTTTTTTAACGTCAGGTAAATCCCTGTGTCCCAACACCTCTGCTTCTGGAAAACTTTCCTTTAAAGCTTCAACAACTTTTTTAAGAGACTCGAATTGTTCATCAGTAAAATTGTTTTTAGGTTTATTAAACTTATCTACTCCACCAACTAAACAAACTCCTATACTGCTACGATTAAATCCCCTTGCATGAGCACCGGGAGTAGTTATATCCCTACCATACTCAACCCCACCATTTCGTCTGATAACAAAATGATAACCAACATCTAAGAATCCTCTCTCTAAATGCCACTCTCTTATTTTATCTACACCTATATCCATTTTAGGATTAGTAGCGGCACAATGAACAACGATGTATTTAACATCGGACATTTTTAATAGTTTCATAATTTATAAATTTCCACTTTTGTTCCTTCAAAATTATCTGCAAATTGTTTTGTTACTTTTAGTTTTAAAATTAAATCATCGTCATATAAAATCTTATATTTAACTAACTCATCCAAAATAATCTTGGCGTAGTTATCAACATCTCCCACCGGAAATAATCTTTTTGTAGTTTTTGGGCGTGTAACAAACAGCTCTAACTCAACGGCTACAGGGTCATTAAAGAATGATTCTTTAGCTATGGGTAGTCTACTTCTTATTCCCTTAAAAAATACGGCAGATTCTTTTACGTATTGAGTGTGCCGTTTTCCGTAGTAAGTAGCCCAACGAGTAACACGAGGTCTACTCGCTGGGACAGGGGAGATGGGTATGGATAAACTAAAAGTCTCCAAGGATTGTTTCTTCTTTTATGGCTTCTTTTTTCTCAGCTTCAATTTCATCGCTTTCATCTTTTGGGGCAATGAATCCTTCTTGCTCAGAAAAACCAAAAGAATCGCCAGTCGAACCACCACTAACTAACTCAATAATTTGAGCAGCTCGTAGTCTTAAAGAAACACCATACTTGGAAGTAGCTGGAATGTAATAAGCTCTAGGTTCTACCTGAAGGATTACTTTAGAGCCGCCCCATATCTGAATTGACTTTGGGAATGGGAGTTTCTTTGAATCAAATACTGCTACCTTATTTTGATACACCTCACCCTTACGGTTCTTACCTTCTGCTGGACAAGAGGATTTTAAAATCCACTCACCTTCTACATCCTGTCCTTCATCATCTACATTAGCCATGTAAGGTAGGTTAACACCTAATTTATTCAACGCATCAGTGTGGCGTTTCTTTTCAGCCCCAGTCTTTGCGTTATCTATTTTTTCTTTAAGGGTGTTTTCTGTGTCTTCTTTAATCTTAGAAACTAACCCCTTAATAACTGAAAATAAAGTTTGAAGTTCTGTAGAATCAGACACTAATAAATTACAACTAAATTTATTATACTTCTCATCTGGTTCAGTAAGTCTGGGGTATACCGCAGAACCTAGCGGTGTTAAAAAATATTTTTGTGTCATTGTTTACTCCTTATAAAAATCATCTAGGCATACGCCCATGTCTATTAACCGTGCCTCAGTGGAGACAGTCAGCACACCATTATGTAAAAGCTCTAATTGAGCAATCGCCAAAAAATTTTGAATCATTTTTTCCTCCATTATTTCCAGATACAACTTCTTTTTGCACATATTCCTTTATTTTGTCTATCACTTTCCAAATATCTTTCGTGTTTTTCTACACGACCTATAGAATTAAGTAAATTTAAATTACATAAAGTGTTGCTAACATTTTTATGGTCTTCAGCAGTTTTAACAATAGTATTAATAATCTCAGCTTTTATCGCATACTCACTTTCAAATTGTGTTGGTAATGCCAAACATAATAACAGTGTTGTTTCAAAAAAACTTGTATATGGAATCATAGTTCTTCTCTCATGTAATCTCTTAGAGCAGCAAGCTCTACTCTCCAAGGAACTTTATCGTCATGTTTAATTAATCTATCAGCAAGCTCTAACATTTTAGTTTCCCTTACCTTGAACCTACCACAAATAATTTTAAACATACATGCGAGAGCAGCAACCTGTACTTCTGGCTTATTATTTTTTTGTGCAACGTCTATAAACTTAAAAGCTAGTTTACATACAGCCTCCAAATCAACCATTGCTAATTCGTCTGTTATATTTTTCATAATTAGTCCTTAAGGTTACTGTTAAGCGAAAAAATAGTCGCTAGTTTTAATAGCATCTAAATCTAAATCACCCATTTGGGGTATATCAGGAATGTTATCAGCTAGTTTATCTGGTAACTGTTGACAAATTTCTTCTTTAAAATCTTCCAAGACATTACCACTATATTGATTAATAAATTCTTCTTTTAATATAACTAGCATGGTATCAACATCGCATGGATGTGTTCCATAAGAATCATGAACCATAGCAAAGTGTGTAATATCATTCTGTACAGCAGTGTTTATGGTAGACATTAAATGTGAAGCATCCATTGAATGAATAAAATTAGCACTAATACTTTGAGTCATTTTCTTAGAGTCTCTTTTATCAGTAACAACTTTGGTTGATATTTTATATTGCTTATCTAAATACAAAGTTATAATTCTTTTATCCATTAACATATAATCTTGGAGCACCGGGAACTGTATTGGTGTTGTCCAGTGAATAGGTAAGCCAGTCTTAGTAGCAACCTTTGCAACTTCTTTCAGCCAGTCCATAGCATCACGAGCTGACTTCACAACCTCACCAATACTGTCATAACAGATGTTAGCAATAAACTCACAGGCTTTTAAAGGATTAATATGGGAAGCTAAGTATGTCTTTCCAGTATCCTTTTCATGCTTCTTGAGGACAGACAATATCTGCTGCTTCATACCATAACGTGAAGCTGAATAAGCATAGGTCATGGCTGGTCGTTTAACTATCTGTCTGGTAATTTTACCTTTCCAAGCTTCAGCGTATTCACCACCAGCTTCAATAGCTTTTCTACGTACAACCTTTGCAACCTCTTCATAGATGTCTTCAGGTGAATCTGTTGGTACAAGTCCGGTAGACTTACCACCAACTTCATCATGAAGTGCTCCTGAAAAATTTTGTAACCCATTACAGTTACCGTCAACATTAACAGGTATATCACAAACATAACTATCACCTTCGATAGAAAAACCAAGCCAAGCAAAGCAAGCTGCTAAGAAAGCCCAAGGCTTATCCGCTTGAGCCCAAAATCTATGACCTTCAATTGGGCTTGCAGCAGAATCTAAGATAGCTTCCTCATTATCCAGTACCCACTTTACTCTTTCATGTAAACTAACCTTATCGTATCCGAAACTATTAGCGAGGTGAACAGCTAACCAGTAGCCACCACCTTCGCCCATAGGTTTACCTTCAGAGAATTTTAAGAGGCTTCTACCTATATCATCACTTTGAGGTGATATAGATGTTGCTATAGGATAAGCACGACCACGCCAGTCACAGTTCCAGATAAAATAAAATGCATCTTCATCTTTTAGTTTCTCAGCCAACTCAATTTTCATTTGAGTAGCAATTCTGGATGAACGAACCTTCACTTCATTCTGGTATACAGTGGCAGCTTTAAACTTCCACGCATCTCGAGCTGCTTTATTAGTAGCAATGTCTTCAGGCTTGGCTGGCATTGGAAGGGACTCCCGGGGAGGGAGCTTACCTAACATACCACCGTCACTCCAAACTTCTTTCATTACCTTTAGTACTGAATTATTAATCTTCCAACCAGTTTTCTGTAGAGAATTAACAGCATCATATACACCTTGCATATCAATGTTTTCTAACTCTTCTAGGTATGCCTTGTTTCTAGTCTTAACGAAAGTTAATGGTAGTGATGTACATCTCATATCACCCCAGTAACCACCGTCATAAGAATTACTCCAATCTTTAGGCGGTACTAATAGTGGAACATGTAGTGGTGATATCAATTGACAAAAAGAGTGAGTCCTCTCCAGTAGTTCCAACATATCATGAGAGGGAGAAATAACATAAGGCGTGTTATGTTTACTCTTTGTAATTCTCTTAATTTCTATACAACCAGTGCTCGTTGCTAACAGGTGTAATAGTTTAATAGCTAACTTCATTCTATCAACCCCCCACTTCTCCCGGGAGATATCAAACTTATTCATTGTGTAAGTAATAACCTTTCTTACATGAGCTTCACTGGTAGTAGTTTGGAACTGCCCAGACATCTTTCTATATAACCCGGGATGTTCATTCTTCATATGTCTATACTGAAGTTCATCTTCTAATGCATTAGCAACCTGACCAGCAACAGCAGTCATCTTTCTCTCATTAACAATACCATTTAAAACTACCCTCAAGACAATAAAGGATACAGTATCATAGTCTCCCTCATATTCAGTTAGTAGTTTAACCTGAGATGCCATTCTGTTAGCTTTACCAGTTAGACATTTAGTAACAAGTTCCTCAATACCTTCAGAGAAAGGATTAATAAGTTTCCTAATAATAGCAAACCCAGCTTCACTCACAGATTCTTTCTCTTTCTCTCTAATATCTCTTAGAACCTTATGATATTTTTCTATGGAGTGATTCTTAACATCTTCTTCAAGCTCCAATTGTCTGTTATAATCTTCTATACTATGAATCATTCTAGTTCCCCTAAGATAACATCTAAGATAATACTTACTATACTTAATACTATATAATTAACATCATAGAACATATTAGATAACATCTAAGCTCTTTCCTTAAGGTTACTGTTAGAGATTTTGATATTGTCTATCAGTAAATCCCGGGCAGCCTCAAGTTTATCAGATTGCAAATGAGTATACCTCTCAGTCACCATAACTGAACTATGACCAAGCCACTCTTTTACTAAGTATATATCTCCGGTAGTTTCCCATAGACGTGATGCACAAGTATGCCTACAACAGTGTAAGGTAAATTCCTTGTCATTTTCTAAGGACATAGCCTTACGTACCTTCTGAAAGATATGCTGGATATGTTTATATGTTAACTCAGAGAATGGGTTAGGGTTATCAGTATAAATTTGTTTTACTCTTGGCATTAGTGGTACTGACCGAGGCTTATCACCTTTGTTTTCCCATATACGTAAGTAACCTTTATCAATATCCACGATAGTCTTAGGATTTAAGAGTTCACCACAACGACAACCAGTATCAATCAAGGTAGTTACAAATAATGCAACCTTGGGTGAATGCTTATGTAGTTTGCCTAGTAGCTCCTGTTCCTCAGCCGGGGATATTACCCGGGTTTTTACAGTGCGTTCTTTTAGGCGTTTAATAAGAGGCAATTCATTTACATTAACACCTTCCTCCCAAAAAACAGATAGCCTTAAAGTTTTAGAAATAACTGCAAGCTTCCTGTTGATAGTTCCGGGAGCATTACCAGTAGCTTTCAAATCATTAACAAGCTGGTGAATGCGGATGCTTGTTAAATCTTTTAAGGTAATTTTTTCGGGAAGTATAGATAGTACACTGTCCATTAACTGAGCTTGCTTTCTGCAATGCTTAGATTGACGGTAGTGTTCTATCTCTGCCCTTTTAAATGCTTCAGATAATAACATATTATTTATCCCCATATAGTGCTTCAAGAATACTTTCAGTTTCTAAATCTTTACCGAACCCAAGCTCAAAGATTCTATTTTCAACCTGAAAGGTGTATAGAAGTTCCTTAGATTCATCTACACAATTATCAAAGTCTTTATCTTCTGACTTTCTAACCTTCAATGCTTCCAAGAGTCTGTTAGCCCCGGCTTCATTTAATGGAGCTACTATCTTAGGCTCGTCAATCCCAGCAGCAGCCGTTAATAAATTAATATTATCCATAAAAATTTGAAGAGGTGTAAAGTGTTCACCTGTATATCTCTGTTTAATTACATCAATATTTTTTAACATGTTTTTCTTTTCTCCTGTATTTAGTTTTATCACGTACAATTCTCTGTCTGAACAGAGAGGTTCGTACTACCTGTAAAAGTTTATTAGCTAACTTCGATTTCATCGTTGATAACCGTGTTTTTAGCTTCAGGGTGACGTTCTTTGAACATCTCCATGAAACGCTCTCCAGCAATTTCCTCAATACGTACAATAAGAAGCCTTAGTTCCACGTACTGGTCATTATCGACAGCTAGGCTCGTTAGTTGAGATACATAATCTCTCCAACGCTTTACATATTCACTCTTCGTGAACATGGAAGGCTTTCCGTCCCAGCTATTTACACTGATAGCACCAAACTCATCGTCCGGTGAAATTACACGTATTGCTGCAAGTTTATCTTCAAGCTGTTTTTTTAATTCAGCCTCATTTTTAATTTCCACGACAGGTAAGCCGTTTCTAAGTTCAATGTTTAATTTGTTCATCTTTTTTCTCCTGATTTTCTATTGTTAATCTGTAAAGTAATTCGGTATGGTCTTTCATAACATCTCTGTATTTAATATCTAAATCTTCGAGTTGTTGTTTAAGTTTCTTTATTTCTTGGTTTTGCTGATAAGCAACACTTTTCATAGTGTCATTATGTCTTTTATACTTATCAGCTTCATCCATTTTTTTATGTAGTTCTTTTATGATTTCTTTCTTTTCCATTATGTAGCCCTCCTTTGAGCTTTCTCTTTATTACGATAGCCTTCAGAAGTGTTGCTGTACCAACGCTCTAAAAATGTTTCTATACTATCTTGACAAATTATAACTCTATCACCTTCACGAAATTGAAAGGTAACACGTTGAGGTAAATCACCTCGTTCTATCAATTCTTTTTGATATCCTAGAGCTTGTTCAACTACATCTGTATCTGTAGCTTCTCCCATAGTTTTATTCCTATCCGATAATGCTCTAAGTTCACGCATCAACCAGTTAGGTTTATTTAAATCATCTCTCTCAATTGAGGCAATGATTAGTTTCCTTACAGCATTGTTACCACGCTGGGTGAACATGCCAAACCGTTTTCTTTTAATCTTTTCATTTACTTTCATTTATTTACTCCTATTAAGTTTGTTTATAAAATCCTGATTCCTCAAAGGTGAATCATCAGGTAATGGTTTAATATCCATATTATCCAACATATCTACTATATGTGGAGGATACTTATTTTTAAGTGGTATGAATTTTTTATTTTTCATTTGTTATTTACTCCGTAATCGTTAGTTAAGTCTTGAACAGCATCAGATAAATAGTCTCTAAAATCTTGAGCCATATTTACTGGGATACTGCCCTGTTTTTTTACCCTAGCAACTGTTTTCACTTTCATTTTATCAGTGAACCCAGCATATTTATAGTCAGGGTTATGTTGCATATCATCCATAAAAGATGAGAATGCGGTTACTAAATCTGAATTTAAATAATCTATTGACCAAAGTATTTGTTGGTTCACTGTATTCAAATCAGTATCCGAATTTTTATCAGTTATGAATTTCCATACACCGGGCATTACTTTCGCAAGACCCTTAAGTTGGTTAATCATTTTCATGTTTAAAACTCCTAAATTTTTGTATTTATTAATCATGTAGCGGAGTATAGCACGAATCTAAACTGCTTGTCAAACACTATTTCAAATTATTTTTGATACCACCACAATTATATAGCCAGTCAGCCGTAAAAAGCCAGTCAACAGTAAAAAACCAGTCAACAGTAAACTTTTTTTTGAAAGTTTCCCTCGTGCCCGCAGCTGCCGACACCTAAAAAAATCAATAAAATCAATAATTTAAAAAAATAAAAAAAATTGATAAAAATAGGGCTTTATTTTTCAATAACTTACAAAATTAAAATCCTGGTGCTGATTTTTATGGATATAAAAATAAGATAAAAATAATACATGGATTAAATCGCAGCATATGAGCCCGGGCTTAATATATAGCTATATTTAGCAATAGCCGGGCTTGCTGGCAGCAATTAGACTGCCTCAGCTCATGTATAAGGGATTTAAAATCAGAAGAGATACTATGACATATCCAAAAAAAAGCCCGGTTATCCCGGGCTAATATAGAGGAAGGAAGGAAGGAAGCTTTAACCGATAACAAAGCCGCTATTATCAGTTTTAGCGTAACCCTTAGCATACAATGAAACAATGTGCCCGGGCTTATCTAAAAAGCGCAAGTCGTTATTATCACCGTTAATCACGGGAAGCCCTAAATAGTAGCTTGGAATTATTGCCTTATCCCTGAATACTACAGCGAGATTAATCGCTGTCGCTGCTGCCGCTTTAAGGCACTCCAGTGCATATTTAGCTGAAGCTTTAGAATATGACAGTGTTAGGTGATAGTTATCCGGCAACACGTCAAAAGCCCGCTTATATACTTTTGTATAATCATAGAATTGAATACCCGGGAATTCATTCATTATCCCTTTTTTATAAAAAGCAATGTCACTCGTTCCGTTTAGCCTAACTACGGGCTGGATGTCTTTCTTTTTGCAATAGTTAGAAAATTTATATAAATCATTCCTAAGAATTTCATAGAATAATTCCCGGTTATCCCTATATAAAATAGTCTTTCTAACACGTGCAGCGTTTACGCTTTTAAACATGCGAGCACGTCCGGCAGTGTATAGACATCCTTCATGACATTTAGCAACAGCAGCCATAGGGCAGATATTAAGCCCTTCGACCGTTTTATAAGGTGCTAAATACATAATAGCTGT